GATGATAACTACATAGATCAAATGAAAGAGAGGTACGGATTATAATGACTAGCCAAGAATTTAATACAAGTTTTAAGAAGTTTTTAGACTATTTTCCAACTAATGATATGACTAAAGAAAAAATAAATATATATTGTATTGCTTTAAGTTCTCTAACTGTAGAGCAATTAGACAAGGCTTTTATTTCTATGATTAGAAATAGAGTTTATAAGAGTTTTCCACAAGTTGCTGAGATTATACAATATGCAACAGATACAACTGAAAATAACTTAGATGACAGAGTTGTTTTAGCTAAACAGCTTCTAAAAAATGCACTAATTAGATATGGAAGCTATACATCAATAGAGTTTGAGGACAAAGGGATACACGCAGTTATAGACAGTTTAAATGGTTGGCAAAATCTTTGCTCAATGTCTGCTGATGAACTAGATAAGTTTTTAACTTTCGAATTTGCTAAAGTTTATAAGGCATACACAAGAAATAATTATGAAGTTAGTAAGTATTATCTAGGATATTTTGATGTAACAAATGGGACACAAACTATAAATAAAATCGGATATAGAGATATGGGAAAAACATTAACTTTAATAACTCCAAATACTCAAAAAATAGAGTATAAAAGAGATATTGAAGCTGATAAAAAAGGGGTAAAACAAATAAAAGAAGTTATAGAAAATATAGGAGGATAAAATGGAATTATCAGAAAAAATGGCTTTAGAAATGCAAGAATTTAATGAAAGATATGCTCAAGAAATTAAAGCATATTCAGAATTTGCTACAGTTAAAAATTTAAAGGAAATTGTGAACAGATTAAATAATTTAAAAGCTTATGAGGTAAGCACTATAAAAGATGTAGTATTAGTTCAAAAAAATAATATTACAGTGTACTTCTCATTTTACGATTTTGAGTATACTAACCATAATATCGAGATAGCACAATATCATAAAGGAGAAAATTATAATCTTTATGTATCTAATGATGATGGTTTTATAACATTAGCTGAACTTAAAGAGATGTCTCAAATGATGACAAAGGTTAAGGCAGTTGCTGATGAAATTATAGAACTTTCAAAAAGCTAATGGAGATGATAATGATGAATGATTTAATAAAAATTGAAATAAAAGATAATCAACAATTAGTAAGCGGTAGAGATTTACATTCATTCTTAGAAATTGGGACTAGATACAATGACTGGATTAATAGAATTGTAGAAAAGTATGATTTTACTGAAAACAAGGACTTTATAGCTATTACTCAAAAAAGAGTAACAGCTCAAGGGAATGAAACAGAATTTGAAAACCATTTAATGTCCATTGCGACGGCTAAGGAAATATCTATGGTGTCCAATACAGAAAAAGGGAAACTTGCTAGACAATATTTTATTAAATGCGAGGAAGCTTGGAATAGCCCTGAAATGATACTTGCTAGAGCAAATCAAATTCAAGCAAAAATGATAGAGGATAGCACTAAAAAAATACAACTGCTAGAAACTAAAATTGAAGAAATGCAACCAAAAGCAGATTTTTATGATGATGTAGCTGATAGTAATAATACTTGTGATATGCAGACAGTTGCTAAAACTTTAAATTTTAAAGGAGTTGGAAGAAATAATTTATTTGAAATTCTAAGAGATAACAAAATTCTACAATATGATAACATACCATATCAAAAGTATGTTGATCGTGGTTGGTTTAGACTAATAGAAACTAAGTATCATGACAAAAAGACAAGCGAGCCTAGGATTAATTTTAAAACTGTTGTATTTCAAAAAGGTATTGAAAAAATATCTAATTTATTAAAAGAATTAGGATATCAAAAGGTTATTTAAGGAGGGGAAATGGTAAATAAACAAATGCAAACAAGAGATTATTTAAGAAGTTTTGTTTCAAAAATAAATAAAACTTCTGGGATCTCATTTAATTCCTCTAAGCTAAATAGTAAGGAAGAGTGCGAAAAATATATCTTAGATTTAATTAAAGATTTAAAAAATAATTCAGGAAGTAATAAAGCTTATATTGAAGAAATAGATAGCTTAAAAGAAGAAATTGAAATTTTAAATAATAATTTATTAGCTAAAAACAAAGAAAAAGCAAATCTAAAAGACAAATTTGAGAAGCTGGAAGCTGAAAGAGTATTTTATATAACTCAAGCTAAGGAAGCTGGAGAAAAAAGAGAGAAAGCTGAAAAAGAAAAAGAATACTATAGAAATCACGCTAAATACTGGAATGAAAATTATTATCAAAAAGATAATAAAGTTAGAATGTTAGAAAATTTTAGTTTCTTTTTAGGTGTTGTAACAATTATAGAAGCTATTTCAATAACATTATTAATCTGGAAGTGATGAGATGAAGCAAAGATTTGAAATACCATATAAGCCTGATTCTGTAAATGACCATTGGGAGATTAATAAAAAAGGGAGAGGTTTAAGGCTCAGTAAAAAAGGTAAAGAGTTCAGAGAAGTTGTGCAATGGTTTATAAAATCTAAGAAGTATATAACATTTACAGGAAAAATAAAAGTGAATATAGAACTATATTTCAAAGATAATCGTAAAAAAGATATAGATAACTATTTTAAAGCGATATTAGATAGTTTTAACGGGTTTCTTTATACAGATGATAGTTTTATATATGAACTAAAATCAACTAAGAAATTAGGCTGTGATAGAGATTATTTTGTAATAGAAGTGGAGGAGTTGAATTAATTGATTTACAGATGCAAGAATTGTAATAAATTTATAGCTAATATAAAAAATGAAAAGAATATGAAAATAAAATGTAAATCAGTTGAGTATTTAAACGAAAATACTTTAAAAATAAAATGTAGCTGTAAACATATAAATATTGTAGAAATTCAAAAAGTAAAATAAAAACATAACTATTGAATTTACAGTATATATATGCTACAATATAGGCAACAATTAAAAAGACCAAGTCGTTAAGTAGAGAAATCTATTGACAGCTTTATTTAATAAAGCAGAAGGACTTAGATAACAAATTAATCAAGATGTAAAAATCTTATTAGTTTTTTATTTAAGTCCTTTTTTATTTTTTCGCAGGAGTTATTTTATGAAAACATATAAAAAATATTTTGATATAGGTTTTAGAGACGCATACAACATTACTAAATAAAGTACTAGGACTGAATTTAGAATTTGAAACAGAAAAAGAAAGTTTAGATATAAACAGAAATTCAAAAGAAATAGTAAGATTCGAAGATATTGAAGGGCAATGTTTATTTGGAAATTTAGCACAAGGAACCATATACTGGGAGCATTTTAGTGATAAGAAATTATTGAATAAAGTTGAAAAATTAGAGCCAAATTATAGGCATAAAATACTTTGGTACAAGCAAAAACGAGGTAAAAAATGAATAGAATAAAACCACCATTTCCATATTTTGGGAGTAAAGGTAGATTTTACAAAGAAATAAGAGAAATATTTATAAATAATTATAGAGATAATTTTATAGATATATTCGCTGGAGCAATGGAAATACCACTATCTTTAAAAAATGAATTTAAGGATTTAAAAGTTACAGCTAATGTAAAAGATGAAAAGATAGAAAGTTTATTGAAGTTAGATCCTTTAGCATTACATCAAAAAAGTCTTGAATATCTTGATTATGATAAAAGTATAAGTTCAAGAGATTTATATGATACAGATAAAAGTAAATTTGATGAATATAACAAGAAATTTAAAGAGATATTTTTTGAAGTGTGCCCTTGCTGTGGTTTAAAAATTAAAAATAGTAAAGAAAGTAAAAACAAATATTTTAATGATATTGAAAAAAAGGCATTAACTTTACTTTTTGGTTTTGGTGGAAGTGGAGAAAATTTAGGGAGCTCTTTTTATTCAGGAGATAAATTAAATAAATTAAGAAACTATATAGAAATAATAAAAACAATAGAAGTTACAACAGAAATGTTTAACGAGAATAACATTTATAATAATAGTTTTATATTCTTAGACCCTCCATATATTCAGAAAACCGCTAAGAAAGATAAGAAATTTATAGGTTACAATTATGCAACTAACAAAGGTTTAGATTGGTCTACTGATGATGATATTAGACTTATACAATTTATAAAAAATAACTTAAACAGAAATAATGTATTTTTAGTCTTTGGAAGCATAGGAAATAATCTATCTGAGTTATTAAAAGAGAATTTTAAATGTGAATTTATAGAAAAAGAGTATAATCATTCTACATTTGGTAAAAGTACAGTAAGAAGTGAATATTTTTGTTTAATTAAAGATTAAAAAAAGTAGGTGATAACAATTGCTAAAAGTAAATATGAAACAGATGTTAAACCAAGACTTATAGAGATAGAGGCTTGGAAAAGAGATGGATTAACTGATGAGCAAATATATACAAATCTGGGGATTAGTAAACAAAGTTTTTATAAATACAAAGAAAAGTATGTTGACTTTTTTGACTCCTTAAAAAAAGGTAAAGAAGTTGCAGACATAGAGGTAGAAAATGCACTTTTTAAAAGAGCCATAGGATATAAGTATAAAGAAGTTATAAAAGAAGTTAAAGAGATAGATGGC